CAAGAACATGTGGAGTGTGGCGAAGCCGTTTCATTCGTGATTCGTATTTACCAGAGAAGATCATCCGATCCTTCAAAGCTTCCAAGACTGAATACTGAAAATGTTCCATCTTCGAACGGGGCACGTCAAATAAGTAAATCCGATTAGTCTCGTCAATTTCATAAGCCATATCCATTTCTTTGCCTGGTCGGATCATTTGACAATAGGAATATTTGTTCAACAGGTATTTGCACATCCATGATTTACCTGAATTGCCTTCCTCGTCAACATAAAATTCAACAGAGCGGTCATCGGCGGGATCCTCCTCAATGTGTTCCTCTAAAGTGGACTGCCACCCGGCTCGCGGTTGGCCGGTGTCAAAGGTGAGGGCGGGGGCATGGACGGCGGCGATGTCCATAAGCGCTTTTTTATAGCGGGCGTAAAGTCGGGGGAAAGAGCGGATAATTTCGTACTGCGATGGCGGGTATTCACAGGACTGACACCACTCGAGATACTCGTCGAAGTCGGTGCGCTTCCCCTGGGAGTCAGGGAGTTCTCCAAACTCTGCATAATCGCCATCTTTCTTGCAATAGTCTGAAGCTTGTTTGCTTGTTCCTTTAGCTGATTCGAGATGAGCACGAGGTCCGAAGAGAGCGCGTACTGCGTTGAAACGCTTGTTGGTAGAGAAAACGATGAAGCCCTGGAGATGGGGGGTTCCTGATTCACCGCGTTCGCGGCCGTAAACGAGATATCGGCAGTCGATGTCTGTGATGACGACTTCATCTTGGGGGGTAAAGTTGTTGAGGGTGAAAACCCAACGACGGGATTGGGACTGGGACATAAGTGAGCTGGGTAATACTGGACCAGCTCACAATTTCAAGATGTCTATGGTTCCTTATGTCGGCCGACTTGCACTACCTGCTGCTCGGTACGCTGCCTCCTATCCTCGGTGGTCTCCTTTGGCTAAATACGCAGCTGGTCAAACTGCAAAGTTCTTTGGAAGAGCTGCACGCAGAGGTGCGACAACGATGTACCGACGGGGACGAAAACGAGTGAAGAAACTGGCACGCAAATATACGCACAAGCGACGGGTGCGACAGCGGATTGGTGAACGTGTCGGGACTGGATCTTCAAAACAAGCGTTAAGTTCGGATTCGGATACAACGGTTTTGTTAACTAGAACTCTACACGTCGATCCCTTAACGGACATTTCCAAGAATATAACGGCCGATGAAAACATCCACGAACGGGCGCGCGACATCGTCAATTTTCGCGGGGCCAAGCTATGCTATAATTTTCGCAATCAGCAAAACAATACAATGTTGTGCAACTTTGCCGTTCTACGAGTCAAAAAGGCTGGTGGTATCACACCTGAGACAACGGATTTTTTCCGTTCACAAGGAGCGGCCACGGGTCGTGCGAGAAATTTCGCTAGCAACTTGACAGCGATGGAATTTCATTGTTTGCCGATTAACACGGACGAGTACGATGTGTTGATGCACAAGCGATTTCGAATTCAAGGATTGAGCGATGCTTCTGACAAGGAAGCACAGGGAACCAATTTTTTTAAAATTGAAAAATACATCAAGGTCGGAAGACAACTTCGTTACGACAGTACTGGTGGGACACCCACTGGTAATTCGGCTCTATACGCAGTGTACTGGTTTGATTTCCAGATGGCCGGAAGTGGGACAGGTGCAAGCTTTGGCCCACAAATTCAACATCGAGTGGTTGCATATTTCAAAGAACCAAAAAACTAAACTAGCCCTAAACATGGTCACCGTTCATTACCTTAATTCTTTATGGTACGCCCTAAGGAACTCTCCTGCCAGGTATCGTTTGCTCCATGAGATGCGCAGACATGGTGGAAATAGATTGGAGGCAGCATTGGCGTTCTATAATAGAGGCTGGAGAGTCAGAAGAGGAGTCGCCTACCGGCGACGTTCATCTAGATATTAATTATTTTGTAACGATCATCGGAGAGCTTCGACATGTCGGGGAGTTCGTTGCAGAAAACAAGAACATGTGGAGTGTGGCGAAGCCGTTTCATTCGTGATTCGTATTTACCAGAGAAGATCATCCGATCCTTCAAAGCTTCCAAGACTGAATACTGAA